ATGAGATTTGATGATCTAGGTTGGACATATTGGGATGAACCATCAGATGTTTATCCTCATCCAGAATATGAGATTGTCAAAGGACTGTTTGCACGACATGGCAACTTTGTCCGAGCAAAAGCTGGAATGTCTGCACTTGCTAACTTGGATCGTGTTGATGGATCAATCATTCAAGGACACACTCATCGACTTGCTATAACTCATCACACAAGATGGACTGGGCAAGAGATGAACTTATATACAGCTATCGAAACTGGAACAATGGCAGATCTGAAAGGTTTGGGATATTCCAAACAACCAGACTGGCAAGGAGGATTTTTAACTCTTGTTGTCGATAGGAAGAAAAACACATTTCATCCAGAGCTTGTGATCTATAACAATGACACGATCACTTGGAGAGGATTCTTCTGGACTCACACGACTAAAGGAGTCAAGACAAATTATGAAAGCAACAGTTAATCTGAATCAAATCTTGCAAGGTGGTCTTGCTGGTTTAGTGGCTTGGTTATTTAAAACAGTTAATGATCTTCAGCAAGAAGTTGCAACATTAAAAGCACAAGTCAGTGCTTATCAAGATTCAATCAATGGATTTAATCAAAACTTAATGATCATTGAAGAAGTCATCAGAGAGATCTTATTTAAGGTAGGTGGATAGTGGATTGCTGTGGCAATGGTTGTTGCACTGGTGACAGATAATGATCCAAAAAATAAAAGATAATCTTGCAATCGTAGTGACTGCAATCACTTTGATGGGATCTATTGGAGCTGGGATTCAAAGTCTCAGTGCTGTCCTAACTACATTGAGCAACATTGATGAAAGAATGAATTCAATTGAATACAGCTTTGAAGAGCTTAGATCTGAAACAATGGTCTCAAATGATATTGCAACATTATATGAAAAGGTCTATCAGCTAGAACAAGTCAGCTATCAAGCTGATCAGTTCAGAGATCAGATAACTTATCTCAATGCTGAAGTCCAAAATTTAGACAAAAGACTGAATGATCTGGAATGGAAAGTTGATGACTTCCAAAACAGATATATCTCTGATCTAAATAATCCATCTCAAGATTCTCAAGAATATGAATTGATGAAATGGGAATGGCAAGACCTATTGAAGAAAGTCACGACTTTGGAGAATAATCAACTCGAGAGCTGGGAGTTCGATAACTTAAGAGATCGAATTGCTTATCTTGAGGCTTATTCCCATCAACATTAAGGAGAAAATAATGTTTAAAGAAATAGATTTTAAAGATCTAGCTGAAAGGTGCATTGCCACTTTTCTTGAAACATTTTTAGCTATGATCACAGCTCAAGCAATGACTGGTGGAGACAATGATCTCTTGCAGTCTGCTTTTGTCGGTGGTCTTGCAAGTGTTTTATCTTTATTAAAAACAGTTGTTAAAAACTACAATGTCAAGAAATAGCGATCCAAACAATTTCACTCAGAAAGAGATGTTAATTATGATCTTGGATCGGCTCGATGATATGGATAAGAAAGTCGAGTCATTGCTCGAGGATAAGGTATCAAGAAAAGAATTTTATTCTGTTTTAGGTGTCCTTATGACTTTTGCTTTGATATTTGTTGCATTGATCTAAACAAAAGGAGAACTGATGTTCTTATGTCCTAAATGCTTTAAAGGATCTTGTGAGCTTCGTTGGAATAGACTCCATCGTGCCACTGAACTTCATTGCAGAAGATGTGAGCAAGGAACGATTGTTTTATCTGATCAGTCACGAGAAATACACTAAAAATTTAAAATGGGGGCTTCTTGCCCTCATTTTCTGTTTCAAGGTCGTATTGCTCATTAATTCTGTGCCATAGATAATAGATCTGTTTTTTGTGATCCTCACGATCAACAAAGCTATCGAGATCAGCAAAGATCTCATTGTTTTCTTTGTTCAATAATATATCAAACCAGAGATGAAGAATTGTTGGATCATCAGCAACATCTTTCTCTTTTATAACATCAAGTTTCATTTGTGAAAGAATCTTGCTTTTGCCTCTTTCATATATGAAATCAACTTCAGTGACTGGCTTGACTGGTTTTGTTGTATTAAGAATTAATTCTGGAATATCAAATCTGTTTGAATCTTGAGTTCCAAACAATATGAAATCTTCAATGAACATCTTGACTGAAACAAAATCCATATTTTCTATCTCTGGCATTTCTTTAAACTTGCTATTCAATTCCATTCTCATCGGTGTATTAAGCAAACCATAAGATAATTCTGTCAAAATGTTTGTGACTTCATCCCAATAATTTTTTCTAAAAGATGGATTCTCAGTTTTATGCTCCTCCCAATACTTAATGCCTTTCTGATCAATATTGATTCCAAAATTTCTTTGCAATTCAAATGCCAAATAATTCTGCGAGACACCACAAAGATATTGTCGAACATAAGCAAACCTCTCTTGCATTGAATTGATTGAAACTCTGTGCTTATTAGAAATACTGAACTCCCCTATGCCATAAGTATCATCATTAAAATTCCAAGACAATCCCTCTGCTTGATCAAACGACACCATAATCACTTTCTTGTTTGAATCGAGCTTCAATTGTTTTTTGTCGAATACTGAGCTTTCGAGATGGGATTTCTCCAGCTCAGTATCAGACAATCTTGATCCATAAAAAACTGAATAAGGTTTTGAGTTGCCTCTTGGATATACAACAGCAGAGATATAATTTAGATCATCTTTTGGATTTTCGACATTTCTATCAATAACAGATCTATCTTTTATATGTTTCCAAACAACTAAAGTGTGCCATTTATCCATTAAGGAGAATTGACCACAAAACTTGATCTCAGATAATATCTCTTGATTTCTTTTAATGAAATGAGGTTTAGAGTTGTCGAGTGTTGTATCAAATTTCTTCAAAGCTGTTTGAGAGAGATCAACTTTCATTTCAAAGAACTCTTGTTCTGTTTCCAACTTCTTTGGCATCTTGTCGAGTGTCTTATATTGATCCAAAGCTCTAAGAATTAAACTTTGGATTCTTCTATCTATAAGAGATGAGAACATTTGTGCTTCAAGTCTTCTATTTTCTTTGGCTTGTTGCTCTTCCCATAGAATATTGACATCAAGTTTCCCCTCATCCAATTTCATAGACTGAGGATCAAACAATGGAATCTCAAATTTTTTCTCTGTCATAAGTTTTCAGTTTAATCATAAATTTGTGATTAACAACATCGATTCGGCAGAAATAATTTTTTATACCGAATAATGCCTTTATATTGCCAAAGTTCGACTATATTAAAAGAAAGAAATTATGTTATTCGGTAGAACTTAAAGACTATACCGAATAAGAGATGGGGCAAGTTTCACACTTGTCCTTTTTTTTTAGAGATATTTCAAGGAGAAATATGGTGACAATTGAGATGCGACTTCTATCAGTCAAGGATGTTATGGACATCACTGGTTGGAGCAAAGCACACACATATAAAATGATCAACTCTGGTGTCCTCAATGCTGTTCCAACTAATTCCTCTGTGAAGCTCAAACCTATTCGCATTGAACAAGAAGAGCTTCTCAAGTTAATCAAGGGAGGGCAAGATGGCTCAAACTAAGAGAGATTTGTGGTATCAGTTGGATTCAAGGATTCATCAGAAGTTTGAAGTTTTAAAGATTTCCCAAGCTCTAGGCATTTCAATCAATGAAACTGTCGGAGCTTTGGTGAGGTTGTGGAGTCTATCGATAACACAATTCCCAGAGGGGAAAGGACACTTGGTCAGTGGTGATCTAAAGGTCGTTATTAATGATCTTCCAAGCATTATGGCTTTGGATAACACTGCTCAAGAAATATTTGATGCTCTTAGTGAGTGTCAATGGATCGAGGAGCTTGATGGAATTGTAGTGATTCCAAAGTGGGATTTGAAAATTGGTCAGACCATTTTGAAGCTCGAAAAGGATTCTCAAAGGAAGAAAGCTGGAGGAAAGTTATAATGTCAAACGATCTATCTTCAACCTCCAGCACTTCTAATTGGAAAGAAACTGAGTTTCCTAAGATCAAGGACAGAATCTTTGAAAAGTTAGTGCAACTGACTCAAACTGATCTCAGAATGTCAGATTCTCAAGAAAAGGCGTTCTGGAAATGTTATTGGGATCTAGTTAAGCAAGAACCATCACTTGAAGAAATGGATCTTGCATATAGATCATATATTGCACACTTTGATCATATCCCCTCAGCTTTTGCTTATGTGAAGCACTTCAATCGTTTCAGATCTGGAATTATGCCAAATAAGAAAGGATCAACACTCAAGAAGCTCGAACAACAACAAGCTGATCTCAAGATGGAACAGTGGATCAAACAGATGGAGGATCAAAATGAGGGCTAGTCTCCCATTTGTCATTGACTGGATGAAGCAGATTGATGCTTGGCACGAGTTTAAATTCTCTGATCGACAGCTCCAAACTATTTCTCCAGAGTTCCAGCAATATGGTGAAACTGTTTTGAACAACACTTTAAATCTCGTTAAAACTATGGATCGCAAACCATCTCCAGCAAAATTGATGTCGATGTGCAAAGAACAACAAGCTCAACTCTTTGCAGATAGACAGATTGAATCCCCAGATGAAGATCCAAGCACTTGGATGACTTCAAAAGAATATGCCAGATCACAAGGATTTGAATCCTTAGTTGAGCTTATAAGACACAAGATTGAGATGGATGGTGGCGAAATGTCTGATGGATTAGAGAAAGCAGTTGGTGATCTCTAATGCCCAGACCTAATAAGACAGAGGAAAACTTGAAGACAATTATCAGCTTCTTAAAAGAATCTCAAGACATCGGCAGACCTAAAGTCTCAACAATGAAACTCGAGAAGTCAGTCTCTGGATCAAAGGACAACTCTTTTCACGATCATAACTATTCCAAATGGTATAGAAAGAGGAAAGCTGTTGAAAGAAAGATCTCTGATCTTGCCAAATTCTGTATGAAACAGATCAATGAAGATTTTATCAAAACACCGACTAAACAATGCAAGAGAAAAGGATGTCCGATCACAAATGTTCGAGTTGAGATAGACACAAGGTTTTGCTCTGGATGTGGGAGGAAATATGACTGAGGATCAGTTTAACAAAAGCAGACAGCTTCATATTCGCTTGATCTCAGCTCCCCTGTGCAACAGACAAGCTGAATATCTTCATCCAGATTGGTATCGACTACGAAACAAGATTTATATGAAACGATGGCAAGAAGTTAGATCAAGAAATCAATATTTTGATGATTATAGATTGTCTTTAGGCAAAAGACCTTGCTCTTGTGGAAAGAGAAAGTGTCAAGAATATATTGCTGACAACATTTGCATTGCTCCATCACTTCAATTGGTATTTCAACCAGATCCACTGTTTAAAGATTATGAAGAACCTTTTGAATACTACTGGGATGGTGAAGATCTAGCGATCATCCCTAATCATCGACCATTCAAGTTTTTTAACAGTTAGGAGAAAAAAATGAATCAGAATATTGATCAAGCTCTTCAAAAGATAGAGCTGTCAAAGAAAGCGATCAGTGAAGCTGAGTTGATCCTTGCAGATCTACTTGGCAAAGATGTTGTGGAGAAAGTCAATGAAGTTATTC